ACAGCAGTCGGAACAATCGAGACTGCAAACATCAGTACTCTCAGTTTTACAAATACAATTTTATATGAACCATACGAACCATCATCTATATATTCATCATTATGGAAAACACTTGAGATAGACCAAAGTGGTGTTGTAGTCTACAAGGAACCAACAGTAGGATTTGTTAGTACAATCGCACCTGCGTTTTGTGGTACAGACATTAGTGGATTTACACCTTCGTCAATAGGAGGACCAGGAATCAAGGATGTGTTGACAGGTCAACCTGATACAATTACAAATGCACTCGCAAAATTGGATGGATGGATAGCCAATGCGTTTCTTCTACAACCTCCACCCATTACACCTGTTGAACCGGAGACAACATCTTTATATGGTGGTATGCGATGGATGAATTTTTGTACATATAATGTACTTGATAAGTTTGTACCTTATGTTACTAGTATGATGTTTATTGTAGGAAATCCTTCAAGTTCAGACTATTGTACATTAGAAGTAAATCAATGTGAATTATTTCCATACAAACTTTATACGGATGGTATTAGTCCAGTACGTTATCCATTAGTAAAGTTACGTATATATACAGATTGTTTTTTAATGGAAGCAGATGAACTATATTCCAAAGATGTCATGCAAACACGATGTGTTCGTATTGTAACAGAATCTGGAAATATTAAATTTCCTGAGACAGGTAAGGTCTTTGCTGTAGATTATACAAATGGCACAGATACTTATACAACTATGAGTCTATATTTACCAGATTTAACAAAAGCTTATCCAAAAAATTCAGATATTCCTGTATATATTGCTTATTTGAATCAAACCGATGGACAGGTAAATGTTGTTCAAACATCTACTATTATAAATTCTGTAGGAAGTCCAGGACCAGTTCAAATGTTGGTACCAGTAGATGCGTCACAAAGCACTGTAACATTTATGATAACAGCACCTATATATTCTGATACAACAGCTGATATCAGTACACCAATGTATAGTTCTTATCAAGTAAACTATACTCTTCAACAAATGAATACAGTATATGATAATACAACCGGATTTCGCTATGGAATACCTTCACCAACTACAATTCCATCCAATTTAGCATCGTATAGTAACGTAACATTTACTGAAGGGGTGCCATATATATCTTATATTCAGTCTACAATCATAACAGGAAATACAACGAATCCACTTGTTCCTGGTTCTGTATGGGCTACAGATGTGGAAGCAAATAATTGTGCTATGTTATCTGGTCCATCTGTAATATCACCGTATGTGTCAACATTATTTCCATTTCAAAGCACAAATACATTATATTCTACAATTGTGATTCCAGTTGTAGAAGCAAATCCAGGTCTTGTACAAGCAAATCATTCATCTTTATATTATACATCATATAACAACGGTTGGACTATTACAAACAATGTATCATCTGATGTATTATTTTTTAATAATAGTACAAATTTAGTCTATGCAACTAGTACATTATCACAATTTAACGACATAACATTGCCAGGAGACCGTAGCACAATAACATTAGAAACATTATATACAAATGCCGATAATATTAAAACTGTTACATCGCAATTTGCATTAAGTACAAGTGCAGATGATTATACTCTCAATTCATTACTTATTGGTCCATCATATGATACAGCATCTATAGTAACTATGCTAACAGATTCTCAAACAGATACTAATAACCAGCATTATTTTTATAATTTTATAGCTGAGGCAACTCAATCTATTAGTTCAATAAGCACAGCAACACAATTTGTTCAAATAGGAATTCAACATACAATAAAAGCCGGTCATCAATTATATTCACAAACGCTATCTTCTCAAGCATATACCTTTATTACTGACCAGGATAATCCTTATAAAACCTTAGATATCAAATATAATGGTAACAATATTAGTACAACAATGGTTTCAGGATTATTAACTACGTCATCTGATGCCAAATTATGTATGGATGTTATTGGACAAAATTTTGGACATATATTTATGGGAAGTACCTTTGGTTATGCAGTAGCAGGTATAATTGATCCAAATACATTATTAAGTACATATGTAGGACCCGTATCAGTATATAGTACAAATATACATTTGTATACAGCAAGCGGAACCATCACTAATTTACCATTACCTCAAAATACTCCTATTACAATGAGTAGTGTATGTGTAAGTTTATATTCTAGTTTTTATACATCGCCTGTTTCAACTCCTACATTGTTTTTACAAGCTGCTTTTGAACCGGCAAGTCCATTACAACACGAATCAGCCTATGTAAGCACATTTACACTCCCAATAATGATTGATAGTTCGTCTGCTGCTAATGTATCTTCGTTTAGTAATACAACCGCACCTTATGGTTTACGCATAAGTAATCTATTACCTCGTTCTGATATCGCAACTATACCTAATAATATCCATGATGGAATTGATATATCTGGAAATAGTGAACAGGGACTCAATGTATCTGTAAGTTCATTTATAGCTATGGACTATCCAAATGTATTTGCCATTTCGACATCTATTATTTATAATAATATGTCTTCTATTAGCACAATTTATACTAATCCATATAGCCGCGAGTTACTCTATACAAACGGACATTATGTACATCCAGGTGGATTGAACTTTTCTAACTTTTCAGGTGCTGCACTAGGCAATTCAAATGCTGTATATCCAGATTTTACAAATGATTTAATTAATGATAGTAACGATGGCTACCGTTACGCGTCGTTTGCATTTGAATCACAAGAGTTTTATAATCCAACTCCAGTTCAGTTTATTAATGTGCGTATTAAGAATCCAAACCATATTAGCACACTAGGCTTTAATAGTAGTACAAATATATGCTGGCCTAATGATGTTGTAGACCCATATGTAGTTCCAAATATGAATGTTCGTATGCATGTAAAATATTTTGGAGCGTATGATGTTGGTTCTTATGAAACTATAGAATCTGAATGGATTAATGGATTCAAGGAATGTGACCAGTATATCTTTAATGACAAAACCTTTGATATTGGTGGAAATTACTATGTATCCACAATTGGTAATGATATTATATATAGCGTACAGATGAATCGTCGATTTTACACAAAATTAGGATATATTGTTCGTATAGGTATTTCAGAATCGGCATCTTATCAACAAGTCAGTACAAATGCCATAACATTTGATGCTATAACAACATATTTAACGGATGATATTACGGCAACACAAACAGATATAACCGCTAACATCTATTAAGATGGATACGGTCATCATTGGAGGTGGTCTTACAGGCCTTACACTTGCCGAGAACCTGGCTAAAGCAAATATACGAGTTACAGTTCTTGAACGATATCCAGCCTGGGGTGGACGAGTAGTTACATATCGTGAAGATAATCTTCAATATGAAATTGGTGCTGGTCGTATTTTTAAAGACCATTCCCGAGTATTAGCTCTTATTCAACGATTTAATCTTCATACCTATCCAATATCTACAAGCCAAGAGTTTGAGCGTACCCCAAATCCGTTTATTCATACATTTCGACCAATCCATAAACTCTTACATACACTTCCACATGAAGATCTTCAGACGCATACAATCGCAGACCTTGTTCCTAAAACCTATAAGCCATTACTCAAAGCCTTTCCCTATTGGGCCGAATTTCATATGATGAGAGCCGATATAGCACTCAAACTATTTGATCCGAGTGATCCTATGACCTCCAATAAAACAGCAAACACTACAGAGCCTGATTTTTACGGAGTTAAAGAAGGTTTAGACGCAATCACATCTCATCTTGCTAAAGCAGCAGAAGATGCTGGTGCGGATTTACGTAATAGACATCGTGTACATGATATTCAACGCCGTAATGACGGATTATTTCTAATTACTGGAGATTATGGTAAAAAAGCAGAAGCTCAACCATTTACGTTTACAGCTAAACGAGTTATTATAGCAACCTGCCGTTGTTCTTTATCAAATTTCACAGTTCTCAAAGATGCTCCGCTTCTTAAACAACTTGGAACCAGTGGTCTAACTCGTATATATGCGATTTATCCACCTAATTCTGATAAGAAACCATGGTTTCACGATATTGAAAAACAGGTCACAACCAACCCCTTGAGATACATAATTCCTATAGATAAATCTAAAGGATTAATCATGATTTCTTATACAGATGGCGATGATACAAAATATTGGAATGCTCTGGAAGGAGCCTCACTAGAAAAAGAAATTCAAACACAGGCTCGCAATCTATTTCCTGATAAAACAATTCCGGCTCCAACATATCTTAAGAAACATGAATGGCCATCAGGATGTACATATTGGTTACCAGGTAAATATGATGTAAAACAAGCTTCTAAACTAGCTATGAATCCGTCACCTAATCTGTACGTAGCAGGTGAATCTATAAGTCTTACACAAACATGGATGGAAGGTGCGTTGGAATCTGCCGAGACATTAATAAAATTATTAAGCCAATAATTTATCAACATTATGTAAGAAGCATCTAATGAAATTACAACCAGTAGTACTGTGTGTAATCTTAGTGATTGTCGCAGTATTAATGTTGTTATATGTAGGTAGACCATCATCACCTACAATCGATACAATATGGGTTATTAACCTTGATAAGGACAAAGAGCGTATGAGTAATATTCTTAAAAATACACGTTCATTTTCAAATATAGTTCACCGTTGGCCTGCTACATATGGTAAAACTGAACCTATTCAATCAGCATTTAATGATGGTGTAGGACATATAATATGTAAGCGTGGTTATGAACCAAATACACCAGACTCTGATATAGTAAATCGTAATGAAGGAGCTGTTGGATGTTGGTTAAGTCATAAACGTTTGCTTACACATTTAGCATCATTAGATTTACCGTCACATTGGGGACATTTAATAACAGAGGACGATCTTGAATTTCAAGCAAATTTTATGGAATTATGGGAAAAACGTCGTCATTCAATTCCAAAAGATTGGGATATTGTCTATTTAGGTATAAATAAGCCAAACGGTACATCTATAGGTGGCAATTTATTACGAGGAGTTAAGGTCGATGTTGGAAATTGGGGTACACATGCCTATATGGTAAAACATGGTTCATTAAAACATCGTATACTACCTAAATTACGTTATATGTCACATGAAATAGATGTACAGTTAAATATGTATTTCAACAATTTAAATGTCTATATAATGAATCCAACTATTTTAAATGTGAATGATGATATTGCTGCAAAATCTAATATACAAATACGTTAACGTGTTGCTAAACATGCTAGTTCATCAGCAATTGCATTTCCGTATGAAGCACTATCACCGGCACCTGTATGACCTAATACATGTCGTAGTTCACAACGTTTGCCCAGAAATTGTAGAGTCTCCATCATAGGTTTTAATAAATCTTGATGAAGTACATCTTTTCCGTCTGCCTTTTTCCAATCACGTTTTTCCCAACCAGGCCCCCATGTTGTTAAACAATTCAAAGCATATTTAGAATCAGTATAAATAATTCCAATAGCTGTTCCTGACTTTGCTAAATAATTTAACGCATATTGAAGTCCACGTAATTCTGCTCGTTGATTTGTTTGAGGTTCAGTATCTCCAATACGCTCACTATGTCTATGTATATCAAATCCATCGCGTGTTACATATACACCAAATCCAGCACGTGCCTCCGGTTTACCATTTGATGTACATGATCCATCGCAATAGATTGTGAGTGTACCAGTAGGCGGTTTCCAGCCACATGCCGTTTTCATCTGTGCTTCATGTATTATTGTTTGTATAAGAGGATCATTAAGTGCATGAGTTCCACGTCCGGCTATGTCTTCATTACGTAACCATCGCGCTGTAATCACAGCAAAAGGTGTACCAAGTGATTCTAATTGTAAAACAGTAGTTTCTAGTGACATTACAGGTTACAATCAAAAATAAAATACTATCACTTTTTAGAGTTATGACAGATTTTCAACGAAATTTGTTTCATGTAGCCGCTGTTGGCCCACTGTTTTTATATGTAGGATTTGCACGTGAAACTACACCTGATGCTGTATTTAATGCTCTTGGTGTTTTAGGACTTATAATTCTTGTATACCATAGTTATAGTGCCTATGGTAAATTAAAAGAAAATAAAAGTGCCTGGGTTAACTGGATTCATATATTTTTAATTGTTCCATTACTTTTATTAATAGCATACTTGAAAAAAGACGCAAGTCGTCGTTATTTTGAAATGCTTATTTTATTAGGTTGTGCAGCCATTGGATATCATTCAATTTACTTAATAAGATCTAGCATCTTAGATTGATCACTAGGTGCTTTATGTTTAAAACATAGTGTAGCATGATGTAGATAGGCTGTAGAACTAGCAAAGATCTTACCACATCCACCCTTACATACTTCATTAGCAACATATGTAGGAATCCATTTTTCACAATGAACTCGTGCAAAATGAATTCTTAGATTTCCTTTCGTGTGTGTAGCATGATTACAATCAGGACATTCATATTTTACATTTGCATAAGGATTCTTTTCCTTGTCATTTGGATGTGGGGTATCAGGATGAACTACTGCCAAATGATGTAAATATGTACATTTTTGTAGAAACTTTGGACAATCATTACATAGCTTACATTCAAATCTCATTTTATGTTCATGTTTCTTTTCAATATGATATAACATAGTATTTTGTTTATTTTTTTTTACTTTACAATAAGGACAAATAAATCCATTATCACCATCACGAATATACTTTGTGACTGGACGAATAGATTCTGGAACAATAGAAATTACTGAATGACCATGCATTTATAAACAGACAAATGAACTAATAGGTAGAGTTGACACTATACATACAAAAATCAATTGTGTCAATTTTTTTATTATTAAGACATGTTTTTAAAGTACTTAAAGACCTAACCTAGAAATGTACATACAGTGTAATGACAAGTAAAATTGCTATTGTAACATTATGTATAGGACCTGACTATATAAAAGCTATGGAACCATTAATAGAGTCTAAAAAAGCATATGCTGCTAAACATGGGTATGATTTTATAATAGGAGGACAAGATGTATGGGACAGGCATAGACCAGTACAATGGTCAAAATTCAATATAATACAAAAACATCTCTATAGTTATGACTGGATTTTTTGGTCTGATGCTGATTCAATAATACTTAATGATACTATTAAACTTGAAAGTTTTATAGAGTTGATTCCAAGTAATAAAGATTTATTATGGACAATAGACGCATGTAATCATTTTAATAATGGTCATATGTTTATACGAGGTAAATCGGCATGGGCCAATGATTTTTTCAATCGTGCCTATTGTCAAACACAATATTTATATCATATTTGGTGGGATAATGCTGCTATGATAGATTTATATAAGACAAACCCTACAGACTACTTAAAAATAGAAACTATTACTACTCATTGGTTATTTAATGCTTATATATTTGGTCCAAATGAAACCGCAGATGATTCAACAGTGCGTCTTTATCAATTTGGTGATTTTCTTGTTCATTTTGCCGGTGTATATAGTTTATATAATATTTATCGCATGGCAAAATATTTACAAAAATGTACACAATCAAATATACCATATGATAAAACTCTTTTAAATAAATGGCGTATAAATCCACCACAATCACGTGAACAAGCTGATACAACTATTCCACAATAAATACCCGATGCTACTATAGGGATGCCATTGGCAAAAACACAAACCCAACATCTAGTCTGGTTAATTTTAGCCAGTTTATTTATAATTATCCTTTTGTTTGGTGATACACGGGTTCGTCAATCCATATATATACCGCCCGAAAAAGCAGCAAATATAGGATATAATAAATGGCCAATATGGAAAGAAATAGAGCCAGCAGATAATCGAATACGCATGTTATGGATTCTTCATGACTATGTGCCATTTGTAAATGCTGGTTCTGAAATATGTGCTCATACAATCAATACATATTGTATGTCAAAACCATATAAGTATGATGTATGGGTAGCAAGTCCAGGATATCCGCAACGTACATACGATAATGTACGCTGTTTTGATTTGAATGATATTGAAACTTTTTATAAAGTCGTTAAAACCACCAATATACTTCATAGTCATAGTTATCTATACCGTAAGCAACTTTTATGGCTTAGCCGTATAACTGGAAAGCCATTTGTAGAATGGGTACATACAGATAATTATGTTCGAAGCATAGGTCTACGGTGGACTGACAGTCGTCTTGAAGGTCGACAATGGACTGTATTTAATGCTGAAAGTTTACGCTCACAACGTAAAGATTTGCCAGATAAATATGTGAAAGTCTTTATTCCTGCTGTTGATTATCGTGCATATCGTGTTGATGAAGAAAAACGTACAAAGAAATATGTTACACTCAGCAATGTAAATGAGAATAAAGGTGGACATCTACTTATACAATTAGCTAAAGCAATACCTGAAATAGAGTTTCAAGGTATAATTGGCGGATATAGAAAACAAATTACATATAATGGTTTACCAAATTTACGTTATATTCAACATACAACAGAAATTAAGGAAGTATATGCCCAGACAATGATACAAATTATGCCAAGCAAAGAAGAAACATGGGGTCGTACTGCTGTAGAAGCTATGTCATCTGGTATACCTGTTGTTGTATCACCTACACCCGGATTACGTGAATGTTGTAGCGATGCAGCAATTTATTGTGATCGCGGTGATTTGGATTCATGGGTTACAACTCTTCGCAAACTCAAGGAAGACAAAGAATTTTATAATTATCGATCACGTGTTGCGTTAGAACGAGCTCGTGAATTGGACCCTAATCCAGTCTTAAATAGTGTAGAATCTTGGTTAGATACTATTGTGGTAAAATCAGCTGTTCCTGGACGTGAACCAACTACATTTGAGAAAAATATGTTGTTTCGTTAGAAAGCATTATGAATACATCACTCAATCAAATTATGACAGGCTCTAATTTTAGTGCTACAACAGGTGGTGGTAAAACACGTAAGAATCGTCGTCAAAATGGTGGAGATGTCGATGCCTCTGGAAAATATGTACCTACAATACCATCTGGAGCCTATGCATTAGGTGGAATGATTCCAACAGTTGGTTCTAAGTATGAGGTTTACCGTGGTAAAGCATTACGTACATCTGGTGGTTTAACACGTAAAGATTTAGGCATAAATAAACGCGGTAAGGTTGTCAGTCTAAAGCAGGCAGCAGCCGGTAAAAAAGCCTTCAAACGTTTAGCAGCAGCTGGTTATGCTCCTAAAAAGGGTCAGTTCAAACTCTTCACACGCAAAAATTAATCTGCCTTAATATAGAAACATGTCAATGAAGCCTATGCCTGTTTACGCTACTGGTGGTGCTGATATTCCCGCGGTTGGTTCCCGTATCAAAGTCTGGCACGGAACTGCCAAGCACACATCCGGCGGTCTTTACAAGAAGGATTTAATGATGCACAAGGGTCGCATTGTAAGCCGCAAGGCCCATGCTGCAGGTAAGAAGGCGTTTGCCCGGCTTGCCGCCGCTGGCTATGCTCCTAAGAAGGGTACATTCAAGCTCTTCTCTAAGAAGGATGGCAAGACACGTAAGAATCGTAAGGATCGCAAATAAATATATTAACAACTTTAACAACAATTGATTATACTATAATCGTATGTTGTATATTACTTCTGAACAATAATTGACTTACCATGGTCATTGTGAGGACACACTTCAGGCCAGGCAATGAATATAGTCCATGTTTTCCATTGATTTCGTATCATAACATCCATAGGATCAGACATAATTGCCACTTTTTTATTAATTTTTGTAAGTGAACCATGACGTACAGCATAGGCAAATCCGCCAACATTGCCTTTATTTCCTAAATGTCGATGTAAACGTCCCTTCCAGGGTTTCAAGTTAGGAAATGTTACACCTAACTGTACAATATCCCAATTAGCAGGTACATCTTTCATAACATCGCGTAATTGATCAAAAAAGTCAATAGGTATATAAGCATCGTCTTCAAATATAATATGAATATCACCGTCATCACAATCTATTGTCTCTAAATGTCGTAACAATTCACGGTGTGATAAATAACAACCTAATAACCCTGGTTGTTTATGTTCTTGCGAATACTTATAAATATATTTACTTAATCCTAATGGTACCAAATCTGCTTCACTAATTGTTTTTCCATTTACTGCTGGCCATCGTATAACTGGAAGTCCAGCTGTTACAGCATGTTCCTGAAATTCGGCAAGTCTGTCCTCAGACCCTTCCATATTAATAACGTGGGCTGATACTAAATGATGATGTTTCCACCAACCTGTATATCCTATGTATATAAACATTAGACTTATAGCTAATAAGAGCCAAAATACGATTGGCTTCATCCTTATTAAGACAATTGATTTTTCTCGACTAAAACCATTCCACTACGAATCATTTGAAATCCACGAGATACTAATGTATGTGAAGGCTCAGCACGAGAATCACTAACTTTATGCCAAAATAATTGCCATGATGTTTCTCCAATATCACTTATAACCATTCCAAGTCCAGATTCGGCAGTCGCACGTACTATTGAAATCCAATCTGAGGCTGGCAATGGATTCCAGGCTCCGTGATTCCCACGAGCTGGTAATCGTCTTAACATATCATAAATAGCATCATAATCATCATGAATCACTGGAAAGAAAATAGCATCGGGAATGGAAGGAATTTCAATATTTCGACCAAGCCACAATCGAGTAAGCAATATACGTCCCTCAGTTAATACACTATCCATAAATTGTACAAATGTAGGTGGACAAGGTGGCGATCCAATATCAAACGCTAATAAGACTGAACCTCCCATACCACGAATTATTGTGGCTATACATGACCAATCTTTGGGTGTCTGAGGACGAATAATAAATGTCCAGGCATATTCTGTTTCCACACAGCGTAAATGTTTAGTATCAGACCCAGCAATCAATATGCGACATGAATATGTAGTACCGGAAACAAATTCCCAGGGTATCCAAGCATCATTGTCACGACAGTAGATATATAAAGCACGTCCAACCATACTTGCACCAAACCCTTCGAGTTCCATTTAATAAACATACTGAGTCAAAATCATTGCACAAACCGCACATATAAGTAAGATGAATTCATTACAGCCTATTGCCACGTCGGCCATTGTAATGTTACTTATGGATATAGTATGGCTTTATTATCGTAATAGTTATCATCAAGAATTATTCAAACGTATACAAGGCGAACCGATTGACCCGCGGTTATTTGCGGCGGCCCTGATTTATATTATTCTCCCGATTGCGATTTATATATGGGCAGTTAAAGATGCCAATACAATATATACTGCTACTCGTAATGGTCTTTTTGTAGGATTCCTAATGTATGCATTTTATGATATTACAAATTATGCGACATTAAAACATTGGACGCTGGATATGACCGTTATAGATATATTGTGGGGCACAATATTGTGTACAGTAGGTGCTGCTGCCGGTTTTTATATAAAGACTAAGTAAGATGGAGTCAAAAGAATTGGATCTTAAAAAATATGGTATTGATCATATTTTAACACCAAAATCAGATGTTAAAAATTTTAACAAAAATATGCTTCAGCGTGGTTATATTGAATATATAGAAGGTAGCACTAAACCATCTATGTTATATATTGGTCAAAAAGATTATAAGATTATTCAACTATTAGGTTCAGGTACATATGGAACTACATATAAGGCAATGGATGAAGATACTGAAAAACTTGTTGCTGTTAAAGTATTTAGGTTTAATTCTGAAAAATTAGATCGAGATATCAATTCTATGATACAGGAATCTATTATACAAATAATTTTAGCAAATGATGGATCTTATGTGCCAAATTTGTATAAGGTTGCTTACGATCCTGATAACAAACAGGCAATATTAGTTATTGATTTGTTAGACAATACATTTGATAACTTATTACGCAATATGACTCTTACAAAAGAAAGAGCTGAACAATTTATTATATTATGTTTATGGGATATTGCTAAATGTCTAGACCGATTTGGTACACGTTATAATATGAATCATCGTGATTTGAAACCTGATAATATTATGTATATAAAAAATCCAACTACAAATGAATATCATTTTAAATTGATTGATTTCGGATTTTCATGTATAGATTGGCATGGATTACGTATTCAGGGTAATAATTATTTTAATAAGGCTCGCGCCTGTTATATTCCAGGCCGAGACTTAACACAACTAGTTTATGCACTATATATGTTTTATCCTCAAAAACTAACTAAACGTCTAGATAATTTTTTACACCAATTTTTACATGTATTAGTTGGCAAAGAAGGTATATGTGATATGACAACAACATGTATACAATTTCATATGTCAACCTGGAAAAATACATATAGTTTTTTAAACAATCCACGTGTAAAAACAAAATTATCTATATCTCATTTAATTTTTCAGGAACTCAAACGATTTACTGATAATAAACCATTTTTAGGATATCTTGAAAAACCAGCTGCAGCTCCACCACCACCTGTTAAGTTGCGTACACCAAATGCTCCTAAAGCATGCCCGCCT